GTGGAAATCGGCGGCGATACGACCGGCCTTTCCAAAGCCCTATCCGGTGTAAACAAGGAAATCAAATCAACACAGTCGCAGCTGAAGGATGTCAACAAGCTCCTGAAGCTCGACCCGACAAATACCACGCTGCTCGAACAGAAACAGAAGCTCCTACAACAGGCAGTCTCCGAAACGAAGGAAAAGCTCACACAGCTGAAGTCCGTGCAAGACCAGATGGATGCTGGACTAAAAAACGGTACCGTCACCCAGCAGCAATATGATGCATGGCAGCGTGAGATCATAGAGACAGAAAACGAGCTCAAAAACCTCGAACAGCAGTGCAGAGAAACAGACTCCCATATCTCAGCTACCCTAAAGCAGACCGGAAGCAAGCTGCAGGAAGTCGGCGGCAAGATATCCAGCGTGGGCACAGGACTGACCACGCATGTCACGGCTCCGATTATGGCCATCGGCGCAGCTTCCCTTGCTGCCTTTAATGAAGTGGATGCAGGGCTTGATATCGTGGCGCAGAAAACCGGCGCTACGGGAAAAGCTCTGGAAGACATGAACCAGATCGTCAAAGACCTCGCCACAGAGATACCGACGGACTTCGAAACTGCCGGTGCCGCTGTCGGCGAGGTCAACACCCGCTTCGGCTTAACCGGGCAGGCGCTTGATGATCTCTCTGCAAAATTCATAAAGTTTGCCCAGCTCAACGACACCGATGTTTCGACATCTATCGACAACGTGTCCTCGGTTATGAACGCCTTCGGTATGGACGCATCTGAAGCAGACTCCCTTCTTGATGCATTAAACGCCACCGGTCAGGCGACCGGCATTGATATGGATACCCTCGCGGGCGCTCTTTCCTCCAATGCCATCCAGCTAAAGGAAATGGGACTGACCGCCCAGCAGGCTGCCGGTTTCATGGGCATGGTGGAAATGTCCGGTCTTGATACCTCATCTGCCATGATGGGTCTTAAGACCGCCATGAAGAATGCGACGAAGGACGGCAAAACGCTGGATCAGGCGCTTGCTGATTTCTCCCAGACCATGAAAGGCAACGGCTCTGAAACGGAAAAGCTGCAGGCGGCCTATGACCTTTTCGGAAGCAAGGCAGGTGCGTCGATTTACAATGCCGTCCAGACCGGGAAACTGAGTCTTGATGACCTTGCCGGTTCCCTCGGTGACTTTGAGGGAAGTGTCGAGAACACCTTCAACGAGACCCTCGACCCGATTGACCAGTTCAAGATGACGATGAACTCCCTGAAGGAAACCGGCGCGGAAATCGGAAACACCCTCGCTACCGTTCTGGCTCCGGTCTTAAAGGACATCTCCGCAGCCCTGAAGGCATTTGCTGAAATGTGGAGCAAGATTCCGGCTCCGGTTCAGCAGACGATTGTAAAGATCGCCCTTGTGGCTGCGGCTATCGGCCCGATTCTGGTGGTGGTCGGAAAGATCATCTCGGCGGTCGGCACGATTATGACGATCATACCGCAGGTTTCTGCTGCAATCGGTGTGGTAAAAGGCGCGATGGCAGCCCTGAACGCGACCATGCTGGCCAATCCTATCGTCCTAATCATCGCTGCGATTGCGGCGCTGGTGGCTGCCTTCATCTATCTTTGGAACACGAACGAGGGCTTTAGGCAGTTCTGGATCGACCTGTGGGAAAACATCAAGCAGGCAGTCGTTACGGCATGGGAGGCGATCAAGAGCTTCTTCTCCACTGTCTGGGAGACCATCAAGGGAATCTTCGAAGCTGCGGTGAACGGCATCAGCACCTTCCTCACAAATGCATGGATGGCGATCACGACCACGGTGCAGACGGTTTTTAATGCCATAAAGACTTTCTTTGAAACGATCTGGAACGCCATAAAGACTGTTTTTGAGACCGTGTTCAATGTGATAAAAACTATCGTCACCACCTACTTCAATATCTACAAGACGATCATCGAGACCGTCCTGAATGTGATAAAGGCAGTGGTCACGACGGTATGGAACGCAATAAAAACCGTGGTCACAACAGTCGTCACGGCAATCCAGACCTTCATCACCACGGCTTGGAATGCCATAAAGACAGCGGTCACTACTGTGATGAATGCCATAAAAACTGTGGTATCTACGGTCTGGAACGGGATAAAGACCACCATCATGACTGTGGTAAATACCGTGAAAAACGGCATCACCACAGCCTTCAACGCCATAAAAAATACGATATCGAATGTCCTAAACGGCATCAAGAATACCGTCTCTAATGTGTTCAACGGGATCTGGAACTTTATTTCCGGCATCGTGAACAAGCTGAAGAACGTATTCAACTTCCACTGGGAGCTGCCAAAGATCAAACTGCCGCACTTCTCCATCTCCGGGAGCTTCTCTCTAAACCCGCCGTCTATCCCGCATTTTTCTGTGGAATGGTACAAGAAGGCGATGGGAAACGGCATGATCCTCGATTCACCGACCATCTTCGGCATGAGCGGGAATACGCTCCTTGGCGCAGGAGAAGCCGGTGCGGAGGCTATTGTCGGTGTTGACTCCCTGCGCGGCATGATTCAGGATGCAGTGGCCGGACAGACCTCGGCTATCGTTACTGCTCTTGCAGGTGTCGGCGGCGGAGGCGATATCACCATCCCGGTTTATCTTGGAGGCACGCTGCTTGACGAGACCATCGTCACAGCCCAGCAGCGGATGGCGCTCCGGTCAGGAGGCAGATGATGGCATTTACAAATTACCTGCGGATTGACGGCACGGAAATGCCGCTTCCGACATCTTATGACCTGTCTCTTTCTGACGTGGAGGCTGACTCCTCCGGTGAGACTGAGGCAGGTACCACACAGAGAGATATTGTCCGCTCCGGCGTGGCAGAAATATCTGTGGCCTTTCAGGTGTCTCCCGCATGGCTTAAAACCCTGTCAGCAATGCGGAGCCTCCCTCGGCTCTCTGTGGACTTTTTCAATACCGAGACGATGGTCAGGGAAAACCGTGAGATGTACATGGACGGCTTCAAGGTTTCCCTTGCCCACGACACCAGCAAGAAAGGCTTATGGAAGGTCAGCTTCACGCTGAAGGAATATTAAACGGGAAGGAGCGATGCTCATGTACAGCGTATCAGACGCATATAAAACTGCGATACAGGAAAACACTCGCTCCTTCACATGGTCTGGGAAGATCACCACAACCGCCGGACGAGAATATCCTTTCACAAACGAGGACATCGTAAAGGGCTCCGGGTATGTTTCCCGGCAGTGCTCCGGTTCCTCTGAAATCGAGCTCGGCTCTGTCTATGCGGCAGAGCTGGGCATTTCTCTTTTTTCGAGTGTTGACCGCTACTCACTGGAAAACGCCAAGGTCGAGCTGTACTTTCACTTAAACCTCCCGGATGACACCGTTGAGGATGTCCCGATGGGTATCTTCTTCGTGGCCGAGGCAAACCGGCAGGTAAAGACGCTGGAGCTAAAGGCCTACGACGCCATGTTGCACTTCGACAAGGAATACAACGAGGCGCAGACCAGCGGATATCCTTACGACTTCCTCTCTGTCATGTGTACCACCTGCGGCGTAGAGCTTGCACACACGCAGGCAGAAATCGAAGCCCTGCCAAACGGCACGGAGCTCCTTGGCGTCTACCCGGAAAACGATATCGAGACATGGCGGGATTTTTTGCACTATCTGGCGCAGGCGCTTGGCTGCTTTGCCCAGATCAACCGCGAAGGAAAGCTGCAGCTCGTGCAGTATACGGCAGAGCCGATGGTAACGGTAAACAACACCCACCGTTACTCCTCCAGCTTCTCGGACTTCGTGACCCGCTATACGGCGATAAACTCCACGAACAAGCGAACAGAGACGGCAGAATACTATTCCCTTGACCCGGATGACGGCCTGACCATGAATCTGGAGGTCAACTACCTGCTGCAGTTCGGTCTGGAGGAAACGAGGCGGCGAATCCTCACAACGCTTCTAAACACCCTCGCGGTCATAAGCTATGTGCCGTTTGATTCCGAGACCATCGGTGATCCGGCACTTGATCCCGGCGATATCCTGACCTTTACCGGAGGTCAGGCAGACGAAAACCAGATGGCGGCCATCACCTCCATCACCATAAAAATCAACGGGAAGTGCTCCCTTAAGTGCGTAGGAAAGAACCCTCGCCTCGCGGAAGCAAAAAGCAAAAACGACAAAAACATCAGTGGCCTTATGAATTCCGTAGAGGCCACCAAAATGACGACCTACTCCTACATAAACTCCATGCCGTACAGTATCGGCGAGGAGAAGGTGCAGATCGTCAATATAGAATTTGCCACACAGGAAGAGACCGACTGTGAGTTCAAGTCCGCGATCCTCTTAAATGTAACGGCAGATGCACAAACGCGGGCGGTCACCTCGGAGGGAACAGGAACCGCGCATTTTCCTGAAATCGACGATGAACAGTCCGGTGATGTGATCGTCCCTGAGCAGGAGCTTACCACCACCGTATCCGTTCCTTCCTCTTGGGAGGAGGACGGGCAGGCACTTATTACGGTCACTTATGTCAAGGACGGCGTAGAGATCGCAGAGTTCCATCCGCAGGAAACATGGCACTCCGGGATGCATGTCCTAAACCTCTATTACCCACTCCTTGATATGGCAGAAAAGATGCTGCACACCTTCGAGGTCTGGATTTCTGTGGGCTCCGGCTCCGCTGCGATAGCCGCGCAGAACATCCTCGCAGTCATCTCCGGTCAGGGCTTGGGCGCACAGGACAGATGGGACGGACGCATTACGGCAAGCGACGATATGACCATGATCCTGCTATCCGGTATGCAACATCTGGCCTTGGAGGGCTCCGTGGAAACGAGGCTGATTACGCCAACACCAGCAGGAAGCTCCGATGCCATTTCAAAGGTGCTGCTTTCCGGCATGCCGCTTTACACGCTTTCGGATGCACTTCGCATCTTTGCTCCTGTCGTCCACGACGTGGTGGATGTAAGCGACAAGCGGAAAATGTCCTACAGCCGGGTCTATGTCATGGACGATACGGATTTCCGGCTCCGGCAGTCCTTTGAGATTTCCGGCGGCACCGAGCGAAGCCTTGACCGTGGCCGGATGGATTCACTTACGATCTCCACTTCGGACTTCGTGTCTCTAACCGGCCTTGTGATCCTTCCGTTTGAGACGGAGCCTTTTATCGGAGGCATAAACCTTCCGGCAAAGAAGCTCATAAAGACCGCTTATACCGAGCTTGATGACGACTGCGTAAAGCCAAAGACAGAATACAGCGAAACCATCGAAGGCGAGCTTCAAGAGATCGAGCGTGGAAGCCTTGCGGCATACCACCTCGGCCTTGGAGCCTTTGAAAGCATATCAGAACTGGAGGTGCAAAATGGCTGATTATTTCTCTATCCAAGAAGTGCTTTCAGGCACTGATAATATGACCATCACCCGGAACAACTCCGGAAACGATGACGGCACCGATACCCTGACCGGCGTCAGCTGGTTTACCTATAACGGCGTCACAGCTGCGAACATCTATGTGAACGGAAACTCATGGATGGGCATCGGCACAAACGCAGAACAGGTAAAAGTCCATCGCCGGGATGCCAAGGTCTGGACGATCCGACGCGAGGAAGGCACGATCTACGGCTACTACCACTTCCTTCGTATCCGCTGGGAGGGCTATACGAATTACAGCGCAACCAGTGCGGATGTAAGGCTCGTCTGGGATCTGTTGCTTCTCGATACCGGCGACATCATCCTGAATTTTGAGACCGTACCTACGAACACTTCCTACTTCGGAGAATGCGTTCTCGTGACTGGCTCCGGGAATATCTCATTCACACCGGCAGCTGGAACGACCATCACCTTTCTGCATCAGGATGATACCGGGACGGCTTTCCTTCGCTCCAATACGCTCCCTGTGCTGCTCGACCCGTATAACCGCCGGTACCTTATCACGGATGCCAACGGAGATCTTTATACCGTTGAGGGCGGAGCGCTCTTAAGGCTTGCAGAGACAGAGCTTTCTGCAGAGGTTTTTGAGACCTACGGCGTACAGGATATCCCGGACGGTGCTTTGCTTCTGACACTGACCGACCCGACGATCCTGTACTGGCACGATTCCCAGAACCGGTTCCCGCCGTTTCGAGCGACCTTTTCCGGCATCCCGAAACCGCAGACGATCTACTCGGAAAACATCGATATGTCCGACGCCTCGATCATTGGCATTGAAAAGGTCACTGTCGATGCGGACGATGCCGCGCTCTTTGCCGTTTCCTTTGATGCCGGAGAAACATGGTGGACATATGCCAATAACACATGGGCAGCTCTTTCCGAAGAACAGTCCGGCATGACTAAGGCAGCGCTTGAAGCAATCAGCACGGATGCATGGTCGCAGAAAGCCATCACCGGTCAGCTGATGTACCGCATTATCATCAGCGGCGAGTATGGATTCGTGCGATCCATCACCACAGACTATCTGAACACGGAGGAATGAGTATGCTCAAAGGAAAAAGCGTTATAGAGCTCACCAACATCCATACCGGTGAGAAAGAAATATATGAGGATGAGAACCTTGTAACGGAGGCCGTTTTTGATGTCTTAAACACCAACCTGCAGGGCTTGATGTACGACAGTCCCAGCTTCGACAGTCAAAGCGGAGAGGCTTGGCTCCTTCCGATCTATTCAAGACTTACGGGCGGCGTCCTTCTCTACCAGAATGAGATTGAGGAAGACCCGACTCTGATTTATGCTCCGCTCGATAACCCTCTGGTCGGTTACGCCTCCAACGATGTAAATACCACAGAGGACGTGCAGCGTGGCAGCCGGAACCTAACCGAGAGCAAGGCGGTCGATGGCGGCTTTAAGTATGTCTGGGACTTTGCTACCTCGCAGGCCAACGGCACCATCTCCTGCATCGCTCTCACGAATATCCTCGCCGGACGCGGCTGCAAGTACACCAACAACTACTTTGTGCTGCTGAAGTCCAACAATATAAACGATGGCGACATCAATAACAACAACTACCGCCATAACCACAGAACCTTCATCGGCGAGGGCTACCGGCTGGAGCTTGTGGCGATTCATAATCAGACATCCGTGACGCTTCGGAAAGTCCCGGAGGATTATATCCACGCCCGGCTTATGATCCGGACTTTCACGCAGATGGCGTTTGAGGCCACAGAGGAAACCACCGTCGAATTGAACCACTATCCTTACTGGGTGCATTTCGTCGGCGGCAGCAAGGATGATACGGACGAGCCCTATTGGAACGACGAAACCCGGATGGATTATCTTTTTCATGCTGCTGACGGCAACTGGTACGGCATCGCCAGAAAGGAAATCCGCACTTATGTCGGCATGAGTTATGGCTCGGAGCGTTATGACCGCACCGGCTTTGAGTGGTTCATGGATAAGATCAGCGACGGCAGGTGTACGACACAGAAGATCGTGCTTCCTTCTAATACCACGGATATCTACAACATCGGCATGAGCGGCAAATGGCTGATGTTTGCCATCGGAAATACGGTCTACCGCCTCGATACCACGAACGTGGCCAATGTCGAGGTCGTGCCGAATGTCGCCTATAACAATGCGCAGCAGTTCACCTTCTGCGTGGATGACGATGTGGTCATAAACGGCTGGTATTTCCACAACGGAGAGCCAAAGCTCTATGTGCGAAACAAGGCCACAAATACGGACGGTGAGGTATGGGGACAGCGCATGATCTCCCGGTACAAGACCTACGCCTATCAGGAATACTTCTACAGCTACTACGGATACCACTTCCGCAAGGAGCTTTATTTGTACACACCATATCTCGCCACCATCAACAACCTGTCATCGCCGGTAATCAAGACAGCGGATAAAACAATGAAAATCACTTATACGCTGACGGAAACGGAGGAAGCATGAAACAGTTTGAAGTGCCATATAACCTTGACCCGGAATACCCGGAAAAGCTCCTGCAGCGGCCAGCCCTGATTCCCTATATCGACTGCATCTATGCTGCTGCTTGGAAGGACGACTGCGAAAACACCCGCTTTGATATCACCTACCGGGACAACTACCCGAAGTCCTATGAGGAATATGCCTCGCGCATCAAAGCCCTGCTGGCTCTTGGTATTCCGGTCTGTATCCTCGCCCAGAAGAAGGCGAACATCACCATGATCCGGAAATACCGCTCCCTTGGCATCCATCAGTTCATCCTAAACGATGACAAGCTGGCCGCAAGGATCAAGCAGGAATATCCGGAGATACGACTGACTCTTTCCATCACGCGGGCGCTGACGCTTGAAGAACTCCAGACCGGCGACTTTTCGATGTATGACCGCATCGTACTTTTCCACTGGTTTGCGAGACACTTGGACGCTCTTTCTCTGCTTCCGGCAGGCCATCAATACACCATGATCGCAAACAGCGCCTGCTTCCATGACTGCAAATGGCATGACGCGCACTGGTTTTTGCATCCGGATAACCCGGAGGCCTACAGCAAGGAATCCGAAAGGATCTGCGCAAGCTGCACGGCGCTTCTTGCCAAAGGAAAACAACAGTCCGCTTATATCGAACCGGAAGACCTCGGTTATTTCGACCCGTATGTTTCCTGCTATAAGCTGGTCGACCGATACGACGATACGGATGTGATTTTCAATAACCTCTACTCCTATGCAAACCGCACAGGAAGCGGAGGAAAGCCAAGAGAATACTACAACCTGTAACCCGTTTTTTTATGGAGGCAGCGCCACAGTGGCAGCTGCTTTTTTCATGCACAAATTCAAAGGAGGAATCACGACATGAAAGAATTCTGGAACACCATTCAATTTGCTTTTGCTGCTATCGGAGGCTGGCTCGGCTGGTTCCTTGGCGGCTGCGACGGCCTGCTCATCGCGCTCATCCTCTTTGCCGTGACGGACTACATCACCGGCTTCATGTGCGCTGTGGCTGACAAGAAGCTATCTTCGGCGGTCGGCTTCAAGGGGATCTGCCGCAAGGTGCTGATCTTCATTATGGTCGGCATCGCAAACGCTCTCGACATCTATGTGCTTAACCATGCCGGAGTGCTTCGGACAGCGATCATCTTTTTCTACATCTCGAATGAGGGACTGTCCCTTGTAGAAAACAGCGTCCATCTCGGTTTGCCGGTTCCGGACAAGCTGAAGGAGGTCTTGGAGCAGCTCCACGACCGCGAGAGCACAGATACGAAGGAGGACAAGTGACATGATTAAAGGAATTGACGTATCCCACTGGCAGGGAACGATAGACTGGAACAAGGTCAAAGCCGCTGGCATCGAATTTGCCATCATCAAGGCTGGCGGCTCGGATGCAGGAACCTATACCGATAGCAAGTGGGAAGCAAACTACAAGGGAGCCAAGGCTGCCGGTATCCCTATCGGCGCATATTACTTCGTCGGGAAAGACTGCGTGACGGCTGCTGCAGGAAAAGCAGATGCTGAGCGTTTCATTCAGCTCCTCAAAGGCAAGCAGCTGGAGTACCCGGTCTACATGGATAACGAGGCACAGCCTGCCTCTGCCAAAGCCGGGATCACAGAGGCCACCATCGCTTTCTGCGAGACAATGGAAGCTGCTGGATACTTCGTCGGCATCTACGGCTCCGTTGTTTCTGGTTTCAAGGAGCGGATGGACGATAGCAAGCTCACGGACTACGCGCACTGGGTAGCGCAGTACGCCAGCAAGTGCTCCTATAAGGGCGAATACGGCATCTGGCAGTATTCTTCCAAGGGCAAGGTCGATGGCATCTCCGGTAACGTGGATCTGGACTATGGCTACATCGATTATCCGTCCATCATCAAGACCGGAGGCTTCAACGGCTATACGAAGGAAAACAAGCCTGCGCCTGTCGTAAGTTCCGAGAGAGATCAGATCATCGCTCAGGCCAGAGCATGGCTTGGAAAGAACGAGGCGGACGGCAGCCACAGAGAGATTATCGATGTCTACAACAGCCACAAGCCTCTCGCCAGAGGATATAAGGTAAAATACACGGACGCATGGTGCGCGACCTTCGTCTCGGCGGTTTCCATCAAGTGCGGCCTGACAAGGATCATCCCTACCGAGTGCGGCTGCGGCCAGATGATTGAGCTTTTCCAGAAGCTCGGCGCATGGAATGAAAACGACTCCTATGTTCCGAAGCCCGGAGATGTCATTTTCTATGACTGGCAGGACTCCGGTTCCGGTGACAATACCGGCTGGCCGGATCATGTCGGTATCGTTGAGACTGTCTCCGGCAGCACCATCACCGTCATTGAGGGCAACAAGAGCGACTCTGTCAGCAGACGAACGCTTAAGGTCGGCGGCAAGTATATCCGTGGCTATGGCGTGCTGAAGTATGCGGAGAGCCCTGAAGATAGCAAGCCTACACCGGAAGCTGCGCCTAAGAAAAACGTGGACGAGCTTGCCAAGGAAGTCATCGACGGCAAGTGGGGAAACGGCACCGACCGCAAGAACCGCCTGACCGCTGCTGGATATGACTACTCAGCCGTTCAAGCCAAGGTCAATGAGCTATTGAAGAAGCCTGCCTCTGCTGCTGTCTGGTACACCGTGAAATCCGGCGACACGCTCTCTGCCATTGCTCGAAAGTACGGAACAAGCGTGGCAGCGATCCAGAAGCTCAATCCGACGCTCATCAAGAATGTCAACCTTATCATCACCGGCTGGAAAATCCGCGTGAAGTAAATATCCAATCCGCTATGCCTGCGAGTGTTCTTCGGAATGCCCGCAGGCTTTTTTTCGTTTATGTGAAAAATCCTCCGCTCAAATCGTCTCCTCATCTCCAGTGGAAACTGGAGGTGAAAGTATCATGACCAGTGAACAGAAAGCCAAAATCACCGAGCTCCGCACTGCCGGATTCGGTTATGCCAATATAGCAAACACCCTCGGTCTTACCAAGAATCAGGTCGTATCGTTCTGCCACAGGAACGGTCTGGCCGGTGAAAAATCGACACAGGCCACTAAGGACAAGCCGGATGTTGGCTGCTGCAAGAACTGCGGAAAGCCCATCGTCCAAGTGCCCGGCAGAAAGCAGATCAAGTTCTGCTCTGACAAGTGCTGCCAAAGCTGGTGGAACGCTCATCCGGAAGCCGTCACAAGACGCGCCGATGCAGTCTACTCCTTTACCTGCGCCTGTTGCGGAAAGCCCTTCACGGCCTATGGGAACCGGAGCAGGAAGTATTGCTCCCACGCCTGTTACATCGCCGGTCGCTTCGGAGGTGATAGCCATGAATGAGGATCAGTTCGAGCGCGAGAAGCTCTATCAGGCCAGCATGAATATGTTTCAAGCCATGCTCAAAGACGGCATTATCACCGAGGAGCAATACGCCATAATTGATACAAAAATGCGGGAGAAATACCAGCCAATAATCGGCACATTATATCCCAAAAACGCTTGATAAATAAGGCTTTTAGAGTGATGTATAGTACCGGAAAGGAGTGATTCAAATGGCGAAAATCACGAAGATAGAGCCGCAGATACCGGCGCTGCCGACCAGAAAAAAGGTCGCTGCCTACGCCCGCGTATCAATGGAAACCGAGCGGCTCCACCATTCCCTCTCCTCTCAGGTGAGCTACTACTCGGAGCTTATTCAGAAGAACCCGGAGTGGGAATATGTCGGCGTCTATGCTGATGAAGCCATCACAGGCACC